GTGGATCCCACGCGAGCGCGTCTGGGTCCCGCACGTCAACACAGAATTGGTGGAGGCCGGCAAGACCTACAGGATGCTGCCCCACGTATTCCACGCGACGAGGGCCGGCGGAGACGGCCGGGTCGCGACGCTGATGACGAAGATCGAGGAGACGTCCACGGGAGCGAGGTCACTGTGCACGATCGGCGTAGAGCCCGACGTGGACTTCGACCGGCGCCAGCTGACAGAGGATGAGATGTGGGATGTGGTTCGGGACGTACTCGGAGGCTGACATGTACTGGCCGGCGAACCAGGACTGTCCCACCTGCAATGGCAAGGGGACTGCGGACGTCGGCCTGATCGGCTTTGACCAGACCTGGAGGGCCGAGTGCCCGGACTGCGACGGCACGGGCAAGGTGACCTGGACGGACGCTCAGAGGATTAGGAAGCGCAATGAAGCGCGCAGGAAAAAAGGCCAACCGTTGACGCCACCTGGAGGGACGTATGGGAAAGCAAGGGCATGACAGGTTCAAAGAGAGGGCTGACAGGATCGGTGAAGTCACGGCACGATACATCGACCACATGGGGAGGATACAGGAGCTTCGTGACCTCGGAGTTGCTGATCGCCCCGGAGTTCGCCACGCCATTGAGACTGCTGTGGAAGAGATACAAGGAGAGCTGTGCGCTCTGGGGGTTCCCCCAAGCAACAGTGGAGGAGTTCGTACGTTGGATCGGTGACGAGGAAGACATGCGGATAATCAGACGGGGCTCCGGCCGCGTCAGAGCAATGGTGCTCGGAGTAGCACCCAGACAGGAGACAGACAGATGCATGTGATGATCGACCTGGAGACATTGGGCACCCGGCCCGGCTCCGCCATCGCCCAGATCGGGGCGGTACTCTTCGAGCCTGTGTACGGGGGCAAAATCCTGAACGGCAAGGCCTTCAACCAATACATTCGGCCCGACGATCGGGTCAACTTTGACACCGATACGATCGCGTGGTGGCTTCAACAGTCGCCTGACGGTCGCAAGCGACTGGCTGAGGGCATGTCCCAGGGCGTGACCGAGGCCGAGGCGCTTCAGGAGCTAGCTCGTTGGCCCATGCTCACCCACAACCTGACCTGGGAGGCAGTCGGCGGCGTCTGGGCGCACGGCCCGACCTTCGACGTCAACCTCCTACACGAGGCATTCGCCCGCAACGGCCTGGAGCCGGCGTGGTCCTACCGCGCACCGAGAGACACCCGCACCCTCTACTTCCTGGCCAATGGCGGTCAGCCGCCTGAGATCGATTGGACCGGCTTCGTCGAGCACGACGCCAAGGACGACGCGATCGCCCAGGCCATGCAGGTCCAGATAGCGATGGGGATGATGAGATGACCACCATAGCGTACCGTGACGGAGTGATGGCCTCGGACAGTCGGGCCTCGGACCTCCACTACAAGCATGTCACCATGTGCCAGAAGGTGTTCCGCCTCAACAGCGGCGCCCTCCTGGGCACGGCCGGCGACTGTGACGCTCGCGCTCTCATGGTCATGCTGGACAATGTGACGAACAGCGAGAGCCTACCGACCAGGCTCGAGCTCAAGGAGCTCGAGATGAGCTTAGAGGGGCTGCTCGTGCTCCCGAACAAGGAAGTGTGGCAGATCGACATCGAGTGGTCAGAGCAGGAGCATGAGGGCTTCTGGGACGCTCAGGCGTGGCAGATCGAGGACGACGTCGCCGCGGTCGGATCCGGCGCGGCCTTCGCGCTCGGAGCCATGGGCCACGGCGCGGATCCGATCGAGGCCATCAGGTCAGCGGTCCGGTTCGACCTGTTCAGCTGCGCGCCGCTCCAATGTCTCACCCTGGGTGACGGTACCACTGAGCCAAAACGGCTCAAGAAGTAAGGGTGTCTCGACCAAGGCTCTATGCGACAGGGTCACTCAGTCAAGCCTGAATGGCGTCGACAACTAAGAAGAAAGGAGAGGACAATGTTCTCACTTCTACTGGGTATGGGTATCGGCCTGATTATCGGCTGGAACCTTCTGCCCCAACCTATGTGGGTCCAGAACCTCTGGAACCGCATGTTCGGCTAAGACCGAACAAACATAACAGCCTGCTACCAAAGAAAGGAAGATAGAGATGGCTGAAGTCAAACGTTACCAAACGCCGGTATTCCGGCTCTCATTCCCCAACCTGTTCACAGCCCAGTCGTTCGACGGCGGAGAACCCAAATACGGGTGCTCGGCGGTCTTCACTCCTGCGGACTTCAACGATCGCGAGAAGAAGCTCTGGTCGGCCCTCATGAAGGCCGCTGACGAAGAGTGTCGCGGTCGGTTCCGGAAAGGGGTCAAAGAGATGCCGGCGAACTTCAAGTTCGGCATGCGCGATGGGGCCGAGAAGGCCGACCTGGAGGGCTACGGCGACGGGACCAAGTTCTGTTCCCTGTCCACCAAGATGCGCCCAGGGGTGATCGATCGCAACAAAGACAAAGTCGGCCCGGAAGAAGGCAACGACGATGAGATCTATCCCGGCTGTTACTGCCGGGCCACGGTCACGATCTACTCCTACGACAACAAGTCGAAGGGCATCGCGTTCGGCCTGATGAACGTGCAGAAGGTCCGAGACGGCGAGCGACTGGACAGTCGCACTGACGCTGCCGAGGACTTCGACGAAGACCTCCCTGAGGAGGAACTCGACGACGCAACCGAGGACTTCCTGGACTAATCCCCTCCCCCCAAGGTCCAGGGATAGAAGCCGGCGCTCCCCCTAGCGCCGGCTTCGCTTTTTGTTAGCATTCTCCCCGCATAATGTCTCTGCCAACATAAGGAGACAGACATGGCCAAGCGAACAGCAGACCTCCTCGAGCTCGTACGCTCCGAGGGCTGGACAGCCCGGGTGAAAGCAGGCTACAACACCCTCAGCCAAACCGAGCGAGCCGTCCTCAAGGACATGATGGAGTTGCCGCTCTTTCGTTAACACTGGGTTACCCTACGACTACTCGCAGCGTAGGGTGTCAGCGTGTTTGATGAAATCAGACTGAAACGTTCAGGACGCGGGGGCAGTACCCGCCGCCTCCACCATCTACACATGGCGCAGTCGTGACGGCGGCTGTAGGTGCCGTTGAACCTGCTCTTGTGAGTGTCCGTGTGTAGTTGATGGGGGCGAAATAGGATCGACTGGCGCGTAGGCGAGATGGAGAGCACGGGATGACCGCCTGATAGGTCAACAACCATAACTGCAAACGACAACTTCGAGCAGTCTGCGGAATTCGCCATCGCGGCGTAACCGAACGGGGTGCAGGGGACCGACCTGGCAACAGAAAGTCCCCATGTTTGTACAGGCAGGCGTAGGGGGGTCCGCCTTGAAAAGGCCCTCCAATGCGAGGCCCAATGAACAAGACCCTAACCGCACTCCTAATCCTGGCCATCGGCATCATGATGCTCGCGGTCGTCTCCCCAGTCCGCGCCCAGTTACTTGAAGATCCGCCCTCGGTCGGCGACACCATGATCTCATTCGCCTACTGCGCCAGGGAAGAGGATGCCCAGCGGATTGCCGCGGCCGGGGCAATGGGCAGCGACGCCGACTACATCGCCATCATGACTGACCCCCAGGCCACCTGCCTGGACTCCCGCCTATTCGAGGGCGTTCCCCCTGTTCATGTCGTGTTACTAGAAAGGGTATTCCAGTCCATCCTACCGGGCGGCGAGGTCGTCCAGTTCTGGCTGGCGATGGATCAATTCGGCAACGTGGCCTATATCTGGGGCGTGGTGCCAAGCCTGGAGGCTTAGACATGAAAACGCTCTTACTTGCCTATGGCATCATCTTCTTGCTGGTCCTGACATTCGCTGTCGAGGCCCAGGGACAGACCCGTGAACAGTACCCTCAAGTGCGAGATAGGCACAGATGCGAGCGTCCAGTCCATGTGCAACCGCGACAATATCCTCGGGTATACACAAACAGGAGAGAAGACAGTGAGCATCGGTACCAACCACGCCGCACGAGGGCAACTGAGGTCCTTTGTCGAGCGCGTCGAGCGTCTGCAGACAGAGATCGACGATCTCAATGGGGACAAGAAGGAAGTCTTCGCAGAGGCGAAAGCCAACGGCTACGACGTCCCAACCCTTAAGAAGGTAATCCAGCGACGCAAGGCGGACAAGAGTGCAGTCGAGGAGCAGGACGCCCTGCTTGACCTGTACGAAGGCGCCCTCCTGGGTATCTCCCAAGACGACAAAGACGACGACTTCCTTGATTGATGGAAGAACGCGCCACCATAGACTTTGAGACCAGGTCCGTATGCGACCTGAAGAAGCACGGCTCGTGGATCTACTCCAAGCACCCGACGACGCAGGCGATGTGCCTCTCGTACCGGCTTCCGTTCTGGCCTGAGGGAAAGGTCGGACGCTGGAACATGGCGCATCCACACTGCGGGATCGAAGAGGCCCCTCCCCCACAAGACCTATTCGACTGGATCGAAGCAGGCGGCTTAGTTGAAGCCCACAACGCATTCTTCGAGAGGGTCATCTGGCTCAACGTCATGGTGGCCCGACACGGCTGGCCCGAGATGCCTCCCCGTCAGTGGCGGTGCTCGGCGGCGAAGGCGAGCATGTGTTCGCTGCCTCGAGACCTCGAGAACGCCGTCCGGGCCATGGGCCTGCCGATCGAGAAGGATATGGAAGGCCGCAAGCTGATGCTCAAGCTGTGCAAGCCCAGGCAACCACGCAAGGCGGAGATCCAGGCCTGGATGGAGGCAGAGGGCCTCTCTGGGGACTATCGCAAGTTCAAGACCAAATTCGTCGAGGCCAATGACCCTCTATGGCATGAGGAAGAGGCCGACCTCCGGCGCAACTGGGTATACTGTGACCGCGACGTACTGGCCGAGGAGGCGCTCAGCGAGGCAGTTCCGGACCTACCTCCCCAGGAGCTGAGGCTCTGGCAGATCGACCAGGACATGAATGAGCGGGGAGTGAGGTTCGACCTCGATCTCGCCCACGCCGCCCTGGAGATGGCCGCAAACGCCAAGAAGACTTTGAACCGTGAGCTGGAGGAGATGACAGGCATCTCGGCAGCGACGAAGCGCGCCCAGGTCAAGAAGTGGCTGGTCGACAACGAGGACCTGGACCTGCCCGACACCAAGGCGGAGACCGTCGAATGGTACCTCAAGCGGGAAGAGATGAGTGGCAGGGCGCGACGGGTCGTCGAGATCCTCAAGCAGGTGAACCGCACCTCGACCCGCAAGTACCAAGCCATCATCGACAAGACGGATCCGGACGATTGGCGTGCCAGGGACCTGCTCATGTATCACGGAGCAGGCACCGGCCGCTGGACAGGCAAAGGCATCCAGGTCCAGAACCTGCCGAGGGGAAACGTCAAGGACATGGACACGGCCGCGATCGACATCAAGGACGGCCACCTCGGCTGGGTCGAAGCCATGTACGGGGACCCGATAGAGTTCCTCTCCGGCGCCCTGCGTGGCACGATCATCCCCGAAGAAGACCATGACCTGATCGTGGCGGACTACTCCGCGATCGAGGCCAGATGCGTACTGTGGGAAGCCGGCGCCGAGGCGGCGCTCGACGTCTTCCGGTCTGGCGGGGACATCTACTGCGACATGGCCACGGGCATCTATGGCTATGAGGTCCGGAAGAAGGAGCACCCAGCAGAGCGCCAGTTCGGCAAGCAGGCCATCCTGGGCCTCGGGTACGGCATGGGCTTCCTGACGTTCCTGCTCACCTGCCGCAAGTACAACATCCACTTCGGCGTCGAGCAGGTCAAGGGCATCCTGAAGGACCGCTTCGAGAAGTACGTGGAATGGGTCGACGACTACCTGTTCCCCAAGCCGTCGGGTGACGCCAAGCGCGATGCTAGCAAGCGGCGACAGGCGAGCAAGGTCCGGCGCCAGCTGACCGACGCACGCGAGACGCCCAAGGATATTCTCCACGAACTGGCCCTCATGAAGTATACGGTCGACGTCTACCGGACCCGCTATCCTGAGGTCAAGCAGATGTGGAAAGACCAGGAAGAGGCCGCGATGGCCGCGGTCCGCGAATGGGAGGCCATCCTGGGAGCCGCCAGGAAAGAGGCGGAAGACGACTGGGCTCTCAGCGGTGAGCCGATCGACTTCGGCCTCATGCCCTGGGAGAAGGCCGAGTTCAAAGACGCGATCGACGGCCCAGTCAAAGTGGCCGGCAAGATCAAGTGGTATGTCAAGGGGGGCTTCCTGTGTTGCGAGCTGCCGTCAGGCCGACTGGTGCGCTACAGAGACCCGCACATAAAGCCGACAAAGACGAGCTGGGGTGAGACCAAGGACGGTCTCCGCTACATGAGTGTGGTGACCGGAGGCAAGTGGGCCAGGACCGGCACATACGGCGGGAAGCTGGTGGAGAACATCACTCAGGCCGTGGCCCGGGACTTCATGTCGGACGCCACCATCCGGACGGTAGACGAGGGAACGCCCTACCGCGTCATCATGTCAGTCCACGATGAATTGGTGGCGGAGGTGCACAGAGACGAGGGGTCCCGTCAAGACTTTGAAGAGGTAATGTCAGAGGCACTCCCGTGGGGAGACGGGTGTCCGATCACGGCAGAGGCCGAACGGTACGCCCGCTATAGAAAGTAGACAGATGAGAATTCTTGGATCAGTAGCAAAGCACCTCACCTCGGCGATCATTCAGATCGCACTCGCAGGCCTTATCCTATCGGCTGTCATCATCCATACTGGATACGATGACCGACTGGCTGAAGCCGTCGACGCGTTCGAGCAGGTTGCAGAAGCATTCCAGTAACAGGAGACAGTCATGAAGAATAAGGTCACGATTATCGACGACACCTTCCGCGTGAACCGGTGCACGACGATCACCAAGGGAATGAACGACACGGCCATCGAGGCGACGGGCAATCCGCTCGGCCCGGTTGGATCCCTCATACCATTGAAGTATAAGGGCCAGCAGGTCCAGGACGTCGTCAAGGTCCCAGTCACCTTCGAAGGCCGGCATCTTGAGATTGCAATTCGCCGCGCCAAGCGCTTCCTCCGGTCTGTGAAGCGGAAGCCACGGGGTGCGCCGCGGCACATCGCTCTGGCCCTGGCCGCCTTCCAGAAGGCAGACCCAGAAGGCTTCAAGAACGCGGTCACTACGTGAGCTGGCAGGACACGGCAAATGCGAGCTTCGAGATGCTCGGCGGCATATTCCTGTGGCTGAACGTCTTGAGGCTTTACCGTGACAAGCTCGTCCGCGGTTGGGATTGGAGGGTGATGGTTTTCTTCACTGTCTGGGGCTTCTGGAATTTGTACTACTATCCGCACCTCGACCAGTGGCTATCATTCGTCGCAGGGGCGTTCATAGCAGTGACCAATGCTGTGTACTTGGCATTGGCCCTCTATTACATACGAAAGGAAAGACAGTCATGACCGACACAAAGCTCTACCAGGTGGAGGACGGCTGGATCGAGACATTCACCGGCCGTCAGTTCCACTTCAACGACCCGACGCCGGACCAGATCGACCTCATGGACATTGCGCACGCCCTGTCCCTGCTATGCCGGTATAACGGGCACACCAAGCGGTTCTACTCAGTAGCCGAGCACTCCGTGCTGATCTCACGCTGGTTGCGTGCCAATGGCCACGAGGCCTTGGCCCTGACCGGGCTGATGCACGATGCGGCGGAAGCCTACATCGGGGACATGCCCCGGCCGATCAAGGTGACGCTGCCCGCCTTCAAGACCATGGAGACGGCGATCGACACCGCCGTGGCGACGAAGTTCGAGCTCTTCTACCCCTTCCCGGACATCATCAAGGAATGCGACTCCCGCATCCTGGTGGACGAACGGGCCCAGGTGATGAACTCCAGCCCGCACGAGTGGGGTACTGACCAGCTAGAAGGACTGGGAGTAGCTGTCCACGGCCTGGGGCCGGACAGTGCTCGCGATCTGTTTCTTCGCGAGTTCCACGAGCTGACGGAGGCGTAAATGACAGCGGCCATCCTGGCCGACTTCAAGACCAATCCGTATCTGCACCAGCTGATCGAGTTCGAGGCGCACTGCGAAAGCGTGGCCCGAGCCATGTTGTGGCAGATGCGGACGGGCAAGACGAAGGTCATCATCGATACAGCCTGCCACCTCTTCAAGGAGGATAAGATCGACGCCGTCCTGGTGTTCGCCCCGAACGGCGTGCACGAGAACTGGGTCCATCGCGAACTCCCGATCCACCACTGGGACACGGTCGAGCGCGACGAGTTCACCTGGCAGACGACCAGGTCGGGCGATGCCGACTACGAGGCAGAGTTCCGGCGCGTACTCAAGTCGGACAAGCTGGCCTGGTTCTCCTTCGCCAACGAGACCATGACACGTCCGGACGTCAGACGCTTCGTCAGCCACGTGTCTAAGAAGCGCAGAATTCTGGGCGTATTCGACGAGAGCCACGACTTCAGGACGCCCGGGTCCAAGCGCACGAAGATGGCCAGGTCTGTCGCCAAGCGCTGCCTCTATCGACGCACTTTGACCGGCACTCCTTTCGACAATAGCCCGCTCCATGCCTTCAGCCAGTACGAGCTGCTCGAGCCCGGGGCCCTAGGCTTCCGGACGTATGAGCTATTCAAAGACCGATACGCCGTCTATAAGCAGGGCTATAACCGGAGGACCAAAAGATCCTACCCAACCCTGGACAAATACATCAACCAGGACGAGCTCGCATCCAAGATCGCCAAATGGTCGTCTGCGGTACTCAGATCTGACTGTGAGGACCTCCCGGACCTAATACCGATCAGGCGCGAGATCGAGCTCACCGAGGAGCAGAAACGGCTCTACGAAGAGCTCCACCACCTGTTTGAGTTCGAGATCAACAACGAGACGGTGACGATCGGCGAGAACACCCAGAAGCTGGTCAAGCTGCAGCAGGTAGTGTCTGGCTTCATGATGGATGAATTCGGGGACGTCCACGATATACCCGGGGGCAACCCCAGGCTCGAGGCTCTGATCGAGGAAGTGGAACTGTGCGCCGGCAAGGTCGTCGTCTGGTGCGCCTTCCGTGAAGACATGGATCGCGTCTGTGAGGCTCTGAGGGCCCGCAAGCATGAAGTGGTTGAGTACCATGGACGGGTAAACGCAGTGGATAAGAAAAAGGCGCGCGAAGCCTTTGCTCCTGGAGCTGAGAACGACGTCAAGGCCCTGGTCGGGTATCCGACCGCCGGCCTGGATCTGTCAGAGGCAGAGAAGATCATGTGGTATTCCCACACCTTCGACGCCATCAAGCGCCAGCAGGCAGACGAGCGAGCCACGGCCATGGGCGGGCAGAATGTCCCGGTCATAGACTTTGTGGCTCCGGGGGTTGACGCGTACATCTTGTCCAACGTAAAGGACAAGGTATCAATCGCTGATGCGCTCTCGCGTGACGGCCTGAAAGAAGTGCTGAAAAGGATAAGGGTATGAAGCCCAGAGTGTTCATCGTGCAGAGACCGGCGTACTACGACCGGAAGAAGAGGGGCTGGGTCAACAAGTATGACCTCTCCCCGGCTGAGGAGCACGGCGAGCTCAGCTTCCTCCTGAGACCTGGTAACATCTTCAAGGACAAGATTGAGGAGGCCATTGAGCGACTGGAGCGCGAGCTGGCCGACTTTTCATCCGACGACCACATCATGGCCGTCGGAGACCCTGTCGCTATCGCAGCGGCAGTCATGGTGGCCTCACGCTATAGTGGCGGGTCGGTCAGCATCTTAAAGTTCGACCGCCACAGTGGTCGGTATGAGCCCTTCGTTGTGCAACTTCCCCGCAACAAGGGCTGAATAGACAGGGCCATCCTGGCATCCTACCTAACGGGGAGTTAATTGGAAAGACTTGCAGTCAACGTGAAAGGACAGACTGATATGAGCGAGAAGAAAGAGAAGAAGCGCGGCGTCGGCGACGCGGCAATCGAGGCCATCCGTGGCGGCGCAACCAATGAGGAAGCGCTCGAAGCCGTGAAGGCGGAATTCCCAGAGGCGAAGACGTCCCTGGCATCCATCAACTGGTACCGCAACAAGCTCCGCAGTGACGGTGAAAAAGTGCCAACGGCACGCGAACTGCGCAAGAAAGCCAAGGCGGCTGCAGAACAAGATCCCCTCGACTAAAATAGGGGGCTCCCTTTCACGGGGAAACGCGCTAAGATGAAGGGGTCAGTCGAAAGACTGGCCTCTTTTTCTTTTTGACAGGAGACAGTGATTATGACTAAAGATGCACTAGGCCCGACCCAGGTGGCCTATGACCGGATCCAACGGGCCGGAACCAGGTCCCCGATGGTAATCGGCAACTTCATTATGACTTACGAACTGCACAAGGACGGCGTCCGGCTCCGGGCCCGGTCCCCGGGGCAAGAGCTCACCAAGATCGTCACCTGGACCCAGTTGGCGTTGTGCAAGGTGGATCCGCTCATGGAGACCCACGAGGCGATGATGACCGAGCTGGCCAATAACGCGCAGGAGGTGGCCCGTGCAGGTACTTGAGGGACTGGACTGGGTCCGGATATACTACGTCCGGGGAACCATGCCAAAGGGTGCACGCCTGCATTATGCAGTCAAGGACCCTCCGACTTCCGGCTGGCAGCACGCGATTGTCATCCGGGGAGAGAAGCGCTCGACCATATTCTGCCCGTTCACCTTCGACGCTTGGACAGTGCGGAACGATTGTGCCGAGCTGGAGACCTGCCTGGAGGACGTCGAATTCCGCCCGGACTGGTTCGCCGAATTCATGCCAAAGAAGTGGACTGAGTTCCAGTCGTTTGGCTGGAATAAGGACTACGATACGGCTGCGCTTGTGCTGAAGCGTATGAACCTGCCGGTCCCCGAGCAGCTCTTGAAGGGTGGCGAAGAGGACACCCGCAAGAAAGGCGGGAAGGAGGTCGCGGCCAAGCTGCTCAAGGTGGTCAAGAAGGCCAGCAAGCGTGGCAAGTTCCTCGACTGGTTCCTGTCCGGCGACGGGCCCAGGTCCATCCGCGAGGCGATGGCCGAGTTCTCCATGACGAGGTCGAACGCCTTGTCCTACCTGCACATGATAAACAAGGATCACGGTATTGGCTACGAACTGGTCGGCGATACGGCGTCGATCGTCCTGCCCAAGGACTGCGCCAACCCCTTTGATGTGAAGGAGGACGGGGATGACGGCTGGCTCGATTAAGCGTTGTGACATCCACTGCATCAACCGGCTGATCGAGCGATACGACGTCCTCGACCAGGACGAGGCGCATCGCATCCTCATCGAGCACACAGTGCTGCTCGACGCCGGAGGCGGTAGACGTGTCTATGGCTTCGCCGATCATCCCAAGGGACGGATCATGGAGCTGGAACACGAGGGCCGGATGTGGTATCCAGTCCGACGCCTCGAGGGCGAGGTCGAGGTGACTATCACCTACCTGACGCCCAAGATGGCAGCGGACAAGATGGCCCTGGAGCTGCAGAGGAAGTGGAATGGGACGTAGGGTAGACCCACCCCCGGATGGTCTACTCTTCCAGGAATGGATCGACGATCCGTTCTGGATGCTAGTCGCCTGCCAGCTCGTCAACCTGACGACGTGGAAGCAGGCCCGACCGGCGTTCGACTGGATCAGGTCGACGTGTAGGGCCCCGATCAACCTAGCGCTCGCGACGCCGGAGGACCTGGAAGACGTGCTCCGTCCGCTCGGCCTCTGGCGCCGTCGAGCCGTTATTCTCCCCCGGTTCGCTCGTGCTTGGTTACAGCGGAAGCCCGCCACGGCAGAAGAAGTGATGAAGTTACCGGGGTGCGGAAAGTACGCCTCGGACAGCTGGGCGATCTTCGTCGAGGGCCGGCACGACGTCGAGCCGAACGACGGGAAGCTCAACTGGTATGTAGACAGGAGACAGGATGACCAACGTATTCAAGACGACCGCGCAGTTCAACCAGGAAGTGTGCGGCCTCAGACCCCAATCCCCGAAGATGCTAGACCCCGAGAGGTTGCAGTGGTTCGCTACCGCGGTGCGCGAGGAGCTGGACGAGCTGCTTGACGCCAAGGACCTGCACGACCAGGCCGACGCGGTGCTCGACCTGATCTACTTCGCGGCGGGACGCGTCTACGAGATGGGCATCGACGGGGCCAAGGCCTTCGCCATAATCCACACAGCCAACATGCTGAAGGAGCGGGGCTCACTGGCCAAGCGACCTGGCTCGCGCGGTCACGACGCGATCAAGCCTCCAGGCTGGGTCTCACCAGACCTGACGTCCGCCCTTGTGCGACGGCCCAAGTTCCTGATCCTGGGGTACGGCCGCCACGGCAAGGACACAGTCTGCGAGATGATAAGCGGGGGCTACGGCCTCGCATTCCAGTCCAGCAGCATGTTCTGCGCCGAGCACGTGATGATGCCCCACTTCGCATCGATCGGCAAGCCGTACGACACAGTCGAGCAGTGCTACGCCGACCGACACTCAGGCTCCAATCGAGCGGTCTGGTACGACCAGATCCAGGACTACAACATCCCGGACGGCGCACGTCTGGCGACGGAGATGATGCAGGACCACGACATATACTGCGGCATGCGCTCGGCGTCCGAACTGGTCGCCTGCGTCAAGGCCAACGTCTTCGACCACATCGCATGGGTCGACCGATCGCAGCACGAACCACCCGAGGACATCTCGTCCTGCACGGTGACCAGGGAGATGGCGGACTACGTCATCGACAACAACGGGACAATCGACGACCTCGTACGTGAGGTCCGCAATTTCATGGAGGGCCCAGCCAATGCGCAGCCAGTCTTTTCATGAGGCCTATCGGGGCCTCCTAACCGAGCTCTACCGCCGCGGCCTGTTCGAGATGAACGCAAGGACCGGCACGGGCATCAAGATGCTCGAGGGCGGTCACTCGTTCAAGCTGGACCTGTCGAACGGCAAGCTGCCGGTCGCAGGCAACCGTAAATACTGGCCCCACATAGCTGCAGCCGAGACGGCTTGGCAGTTCCTGGGAACCCAGGATCCGGAGTTCATCCTGGCCAAGGCCCCGAAGATCTGGCAGGACTTCGTTGAGGACGGCGAGCTCAAGACGGCCTACGGCTACCGCTGGCGGAAACACTTCGGCCGCGACCAGCTCAAGATGGCAGTGGAACAGCTGCGCGATAATCCGACGAACCGGCAACTGTACATCAGCGCCTGGGACCCGGCGGAGGACGGCCTCGGCGGACCTGACCAACCGAAGAACATCCCGTGCCCTGTCGGCTTCAGCCTGACCAGGACCGGAGATCAAGTCCACTGTTCGGTCTTCATCCGCTCCAGTGACGTCTTCGTAGGTCTGCCCTACGACGTCATGGGCTATGCTCTGACCCTGGATGCGGTCGCTGCATCGGCAGGTTGCACTCCCGGGACAATGCACGTGACGCTGGCGCATCCACACTACTATGACCCCCACTCCCAGATGGTCGAGGACTGTGTTCTCGGAGACCAGTCGGAGTGGACGAGTAACGTCCAGCCCGCCCTACCTGGGTGGGACGTCAACGAGATCATTCAACGCCCCGACCAATACGTCGACCAGGTGAAACGCATGGCGAAGCGCGTCAGCACGAGCGACTATAGCCCCAAGCCGATGGTGATCGTATGAGCTTCTCCAAGGCAAAGTGGGATATACGGTTCCTGCGTCTGGCCTACCGTGAGGTGGCTCAGTGGTCGAAGGACCCTGACGAGAAGGTCGGATGCGTAGTCGTCTCGCCTGACCGGCGCCAAGTCACTTTTGGCTACAACGGCTTCCCCATCGGAGTGGCGGACAGCCGCGAACGTCTCGACGACAAGGAGACGAAGAACCAGCTATCGGTGCACGCCGAGCTCAACGCCATTCTAAATGCTCGGCGAGACCTGACCGGCTGGACCTTGTACGTCACGAAGGCGCCGTGCGTGGATTGCGCGATCGCAATCATCCAGGCTGGCATCACTAGGGTCGTCTGCTCAGGCATAGACCCATCAAGTCGCTGGGCCTCAAATCAACAAGAGGCCCGTAAGATACTCATGGAGGCCGGCGTGTCCGGCTCCGACATATTAAGGGAGAAGTTCCAATGACCACAATCAAGCTAGACATCCAGGGCGTGGATCCTGAGGCCGATGACCTGAAGCACTTCCACGCGGACTGGTGCAAGTGCACGGCCGAGGAGAACATGATTGTCTCCGGCCAACGCAACAGGGCTCAGCTCTCAATGGCCCAGCGCTTCGTCATCGACATGTTCTGTGGCATGGAGCAGGAAACGCCGGAGACGGTTGGTACAGTATTCCCCGCCCAGGTGGAATTGGAGGCTCTGTTCCGTGGCAGGCAACGTGCTCTTGCGGCAGCGTTCCACCGCGGCGACGTCTCATGAGTAAGACCAGGGAGAGCAGACTGTGGCAGTGGCTGGGCAAGACCGCCCGCGTCCACTTCAGAGAAGCTCTCCACATGAACAGGGTGGAGAACTCCGTCTCCCGCGGTATGCCCGACGTCGAGGGATGCTTGAAGGTAGACGGAGAAGGACGCCAGTTCTGGATCGAGCTCAAATGCGAAGCACGACCCAGCGATCCCAAAACCAAGATCAAGCCTAGGTTCGAACCGCAGCAGGTCCCGTGGCTCCACAAGCGCTGGAGGGCAGGGGGTCGCTGTTTCATTCTTCTACAGGTGGGGAGCGGACATTCTGCCGGTCGGTACCTAATACAAGGCAACCTCACGGGCAGCTTGGCCCGAGGATGGACCGAGGACAAGCTGAAGAGCCTGGCCTCGTGTGATCCAAAGGGCGCCGCGGAGGACATAGTCCTCGCCGCGGCGACCTCTCAATTCTAGCTCGACGGAAGAGCGGCTTGTCCGCCTGCTCCAACCGGGCGGCCGAGTGAGACGTTCTCCCCGGCTTCACGACCGGCAGCGGCCGCATTCGCACGGACGCGATCACGTCCTCTGGTGTTGGCATCTCTCAGGCTGACGCCCTGTTCCTCAACAAAGTCATCCACTTTGGCATCTCTTACCAGCACCAGGTCCCGGCCCGCTCTGACACCAGTCTCCTCGCGCGCCACCTCCATGGCGTCGGCCACCTCATCCAACCGACGAGCCACCGTGGCCCCGAAGACGGAGAGCATGTCCTCCTTCTCACGGTTCTCTTTGAGGCCTGAGGCGCGAACTGCGTCCTTGCCGGCCTTCAGGATATGCTCGAGCAGCCATTCCGCATTCTCTACGTCGGGGCGATACCCAGCGAAATTGACTTTCTTGCGGTCAGAGCGTCGGCCCTTTGACGTGCGAAGGTCTTCGTACCAGGTTCGGCAGCCGGATAGTCGAGCCACGCGCATCGAGATGTATTTGGCCACGAGCCAATCACGTCTCCCAATATCGAGAGCCTCAAGGAGCATGTCCGCGTCCTCCGCGAGTAGCTCTGCTTCAGTCACTCCTGCATCCAGCATGAGCTCGGCGGCCTTCTTACGAGCCAACTCTGCTTCTTGCGGAGTACGACCTGCGTCATTCAGCAGCGCCGCAACGATTGTTCTAAGTCGATCTTGATCCATCAAACTGTCTCCTCTTCTATTTTCCACTCTCTGACTTCTAGCCAGCGTTCTCTAGGCAGTCCCAATAGTCGTCCTCGTGCTCGCTGACAAAGCTGTCAAGATCAAGGAGCTCAGTGAGGTCATTACCGCCGTATCGCTCGATACAGATGCGTCGACCCGCTTTGGAGGCCCAACCTATATTGTTGTCCTTCTCGAGCTGATAGCCTCCTCCCGGCCTGATCGGTCGACAGGTCCACCCGTCAGCCTTGGCCGTTTCTATGAAGACGCCGAGGTCTAGGAATTCGGTCGATATGTAATCGGTGGACATCAGGTTGTCTCCCTCGCTACTTCAAGGTCATACTCACGAAGGGTCTTTTCGACCTCTTCAGGAGCTATGTCGGGGCAGTCGTCGAAGGGGTCATACCCGATCTTCTCGACGTACTCGCGAGACAGGGCTGACCTATTCTTTCGGACAACTGTGAGGCCATAGATGACCACATGGCGAAGATCGCGGACGCCGAAGCGCTCGGACAGTTCCGTCTTCTCCGTCACTGGAACCACTCGGCCATCAGCACGCTGGTAGACTTTGCCGAGGTGATCGACGACGGCCATCGGCACAGCGTCGTGCTCGATGATGTCGAAGAGGCGATTGATGCACTGTTGTTGGGGATCGGTATACATGGTTCTATTCCTCCTCACCGAGCAGTTGAGCCATCAGCTCATTGTAGTGGGCAAGGTCGCCAACATAGCCCCAGTTCTTGGAGCCTTCGGCCTTGAAGTCGTGCTCATGCTTGGAGAGCATCTCGGCCATCTTATTGACCCGATCGCGAAGTGCCTGCCGGTTCCGGCGGTAGGCCTGGGCGGCTGTTTCCTGTTTGCTCATAACTGTCTCCTTGGTTGCATTCAGTCCCTATAGTATAAAGCGTTTCCCCTCATTTGTAAACCCCCTCAAGTGGAAAAATAATGGAAAAAAGTGCACCTGGTACCCCTTTTTCTATTTACAAGGCCCCTCGATCATGCTATATTAGGCTCATCAATCGGGAACATTGGTTCCCAACATAAGGAGACAGTAACATGACAGACCTTCGTAACATGCCCCTTCGGGAGGACCTTGCCGACGAACGCAACGCTCGCGAATGGATGGGCAAGCACTATGACGGCTCAGATGTCCAACGTGATATTGAGGCCCGTCGTGACACCCTGTTCGGTCGTACCAATGTGGTGCGCCCAACCTTCGGCAAGCGTGCTGCTTAGCCAACCTTTAACCAACGTTTAACCTAAGGAGACAGTGCCATGGAACTCCAGTCCATGACTAACGCCGAGCTAGTCGGCGTCTACAACGAACTCGGTCCTGAAAAACCGCTGACAACCTGGAAGCGGGGCAAGGACATCTTGATCGATCGGATCAAGGAACTGCAAGCCCAGAAGGCGCCGAAGAAGCGGGAAGGCCCCACAATTCGTGAGACTGCCCTCGACCTCCTCTGTGAGGTAGCCTACTATGAAGACAAGACCTTGAAGTCTTCACCTGAGAACGTCGTCGCGGAGGATCATCCCAACGCACGAAGTGTTGGCATTCCCTACCTGGAAATCATTGAGCGCATCAAGGGCCAGTTTGACGGAGCCAAGACCTCCGTGGCTTGCCTCCGTTGGTATGCGGTGAAAATTCGGGCGGAAGAGTTCGGCTATGAGGACTACCGACTGGTCCAACGCCGTCCGAGAGCCAAGCCCGTCAAGTAGATGAGCCACCTGTTTCCCATACCACGCTGCGCCGTCTGTAACAAGCCGGCGCAGCGTCTCACGGCTCGTCCAGATATGGGCAGACAAGTGTTCAATCTCACGGCGTATTGTCATGGGAAAATGGATCACTGTATCTTCCCCTTCCAATACTTTATCGACGGCCCCCTCCGGTTCGTTGATGCAGTAGCATTCAAGGAAGAGGCGGCTAAGGGGAGCCATTTTGATACGAAAGTATGACCATGCTATCCGCGTTCATTATCTACTTGGCCCTTGGCATTCTTTTCGGAGAGGCATGCAACCGCACATTCAAAAGAGATGAGGGCAGACAGCTGAGCTTGATGTCCCATCTCTGGATCGTACTGGGTTGGCCTTTCTGGATCCTCTGGGTCATCTTCAAGGAATAGTTCATGCTCTACCAACACAAAGCACCGGCCAAGCCGCTTGATGCGGAGATGCTGAAGGACCTCGTGGACGAGGGCCTCACAGAGTTGATCGTCTATATCGACGAAGTTCCATACTGTGACGAAGACCTGTACGGCTGCGATGGTTGCGAGCTCCGAACTCCGGACTACGCAGACCTGAATGACGATGGCCTATGCGAAGAGTGCGCCAAGGAGGCCGCCGAGGAGGCCGAACACATGCGCCAGCTTCGCGCTGACTACCAGGCCAGCGTGCTGTAATGGCTTGGCGAGATTTAGACTTGATGCCGGACAAGCCGTTCGTCGTCTCGTCTCCCGATGGGCAAGTACTCGTATGGGCAAAGCGCGCATGGCACGCTAAGCGACACGTCCAGGTCGTCAAAGGCTGGAACGTTGACACCAACACCACCTGCATTCCCATAGATCCGGATGCCGTTGAAGAATGCCTTCACTGCATGGACGAGCTATACGTCGGCTCAGAGCACTAACTAAACGCGCCACAGTGGTCTTCTTCGCTCGGGCTTAATCGGCCCGGGCTTTTCCATTGATAAGACATGAATAAAGGGAGACCGCCATGGCGCCTCACTACGGCCCTGCTTTGCAATTTTCAGACAGCCTCCATGCTGAGAAGTATCGACTACCAGACGAGAACTTCGAGGAGGCAGTCACACGCTGGTCGAGTGCCATGAAAGATGACGACGATCACTTTCATCAGCTCCGTGCGATCGGCCTGGACATGCGCTTCATGCCAGCAGGCCGAGTGCAAGGCTCAATGGGTGCTCCCAAGATGGTCACCCCGTACAATTGCTTCGTCTCAGGTACCATCGCGGACAGTTTCGTCGACGGCGAGGGATCAATCATGCAGCGCGCCGCCGAAGCCGCGCAGACCATGCGGATGGGAGGCGGCATCGGCTACGACTTCTCGACCCTCCGTCCTGCGGGTGATCTGATCCGCGGCGTCATGTCCACGACCGACGGCCCCATGGCTTTCCTTCCAATATACGACGCGGTCTGCAAAGCGACCAGCTCGGCCGGCAATCGCCGAGGTGCCCAGATGGGAGTGCTGAGGGTCGACCACCCTGATATTGAGGCCTTCATCCTGAGGAAGCAGAAGGCCGGCGTATTGGAGGGCTTCAACCTGTCGATCGGTATCACGGACGAATTCATGGAATGCCTCTATACCCAACGCCCATTCCAGTTGAAGTGGGGAGGCCGCGTCTACAAGGAGGTGGACCCAGTTGCCCTGTGGGAGATGATAATGCGGGCAACCTACGACTGGGCGGAACCAGGCGTGCTCTTCATTGATACCATCAACCGGCACAACAATCTCTGGTACTGTGAAGTGCTGGCCGCGACCAACCCGTGCGGCGAGCAGCCTCTTCCCCCGTTCGGCGCCTGCCTCCTGGGCTCGTTCAACCTGGTCCGCTACATCAAAAGGGCCAGCCTGCTTGAATACGAATTCGACTGGGAGCAGTTCCGGGCAGACATCTCCCCGGTGGTCCGTGCCATGGACAACGTGGTCGACCGGGCCAAGTATCCACTTCTCCAGCAGAAGATGGAGGCCATGGCCAAGCGCCGCATGGGCCTCGGGATTACAGGTCTGGCGAACGCAGCCGAGGCTCTCGGCTTCCCTTATGGCTCGGCCGACTTCATCGACTTCGAGCTCAAGGTCCTGGAGGAGCTCCGGGAAGAGGCCTACCTGGCAAGCATCACCCTGGCCGCCGAGAAGGGATCGTTCCCCAAATTCGATGCCGACCTGTTCCTGGCGGGCGAGCATGCCAAGACCCTCTCGGCCAAAGTCCGGCACGGCATCCGCAAGTATGGCCTGCGGAACAGTCACCTGACATCGATCGCCCCGACCGGAACCATCTCGTTCTGCGCCGACTACGTGTCCAGCGGGATCGAGCCGGTCTTCGAGTACGAGGGGAGGCGTGAGGTCATCATGCCGGAGGGCAAGATCACGGTCGACGTCTCGGACTATGGCTTCAGGGAGTTCGGGGTGAGGGGCAAGCTGGCCCACGAGGTGACGGCCCAGGAGCACTTGGACGTTCTCGCTGCCGCGGCCACCCTGGTCGACAGCGCCGTCTCGAAGACCATAAACATGGACAAGTCCATGGCGTGGGACGACTTCAAAGGTCTCTACACTGACGCCTTTGATAGAGGGTGCAAAGGCTGCACCACATTCAACAAGGATGGGAAACGGATGGGCATTCTCATGGGCAAAGTCGATGAGGAAAAACCTCAGGGGGAGACCTGTTTTTGGGACCCAGAGACTGGACAAAAGGATTGTGGCTGACCTTTCGGTGAGCCTCTAGTCCATACGCACAAGGCCAGACGTCACCGAAGACGTCTGGCCTTGCTCATTCTTGTGATTTGGGCTATTCAGAGCACGATAAGTGCGAGAATGAACAGCACGCAGATACCGGTGAGCACCTCAGAGAGCAGATTTGCTGCTCTCCTCAGTGCTCCACCGCGTTTCGTCACGACGACTGTGTACTTCATGCAGCTTCCTTCATCATCTTGGACTTGTGCCACCGGACGCTGTTGGCCGTGGTGCCGACCATTCCGACGATCGTATCGACGTCGACACCCTCAGCGAGGAGCTGACGGATCTGTTCGCCCTTCGTCATTTTCTGGACGTTCTTAGGGGCCTTTGGCTTGGGGGCCTTCGGAGCCTTCGGAGCTTGAGGGGCTGGAGCCTTACGAGCCCAAGACTTCATGGAGATGGATGTCTTACCCACATTCACGACCATCTTGGTTGTCAGCGGATCGTCAGCAAGATCGAGGATCACGTCCACGGGGAACTGCTCACCAAAATCGTCTCCGCCAAACTTGGCTTGACCGTTTTCCCAAAAGTCTTCATCAGTGTTGGGGTTGCAGCCATTAAAGTAGAAGAGGATATTCTCAAACGTTCCATCTTCTTGGGAACCGCCGCATGCTCCAACGTATGCACCTTGGTCTTTTGCAAGGAACCACTTCTTGACGTCGTGCTTCCGGATGAAGGCAGCAAACTCGTCGAGCTGCTTCTTCTTGAGGGTTATCTGTGGCATTGAACTGTCTCCTGTCGTTCGTTTCAATACATATAATATAGGGCGTTTCCCAGCGTTTGTACATAGGAAAATGAGCCCAAACTGGGAAAAAAGTGCGCCTGGTTAATGGAGTACTACCAGCGAAAAATACCCCTCTTTTTGCTGTACATTCGCTGGGAGATGGGGTATACTATATCTATTGGAACGAACGACAGGAGACAGATATGTCAGACCAATATCAAAAAGCCCTTCAACGTGCCTTTGAATATATGGAGCACGAAGACGGATACCTCTCAAGCCTCAAGCAGGCCGCATCGGACTTTGGCATTCCCTTTGGGGATGAGATGGGAAAATTCGTCCGGTGGGCTGAGACGCAAATGGGCATCTAAGCCCGCCACTTATTGGACCACATAGTAATGATTGCCCGCTTGCCGTTTCGGTAGGTCACGATGTGACTTACCGAATGCGAGTTCGGGCCTTTCATGTATGGGAAGCTGAGAGAGCAAGCTCCAGCAGAATAGATCTGATCGCGGATGGCCGCTGTGTGGTCATGCCCTTTGTTGACAGGGCGACCCAATTTGGTCAGAGCCCGCGTGGATCCTCTTGAGCCATTTGGCCCGAGGTCGCCGTGCAACCCATTCTCCACTCCGACCAGGATGTAACCCTCGTCTTGAGACAGGAAACGGATCCCTTCATTCAGGCCTGCTTCGTTCATGGCGAACTCGAGGACGTTGAAGTCCTTGTCGCCCTCGTCCATGGCGTCGAGAACGTGGAACTGCAGCCAGCAGAAGTATTTGGCGTTGACCGGATCTAGCCGGAAGTCGGCCTCGTTGAGCCACTGCTCCAGGTGCCGATCGTGGTTGGACGGCACGACGATCATCTCACACCAGTCCCGGTCTGCCTCATTCGTGAAGTCGGTGGTGATCTCGATCTCTTCCTCGACAGTTTCCTCGCCCTCGATATGCTTGGCGTAGGTCCGGTGGAAGTTCCTCATCTCGTGGTGACTTCTCGACCTCATTGAGAAGAGGTCGTTCATGAACTGGTATGGAGGGCGAAGGGTGTCTAGCATCCCGCCTTTTCCCCAGGCCAGTTCTCGGATCCAGAGCTCGAGCTCCGATGCGTGAGTATCGCCCCAGTTGATCCCTTCCGCGACATGCTCTTCGTGAACTTGACCTGCTTGCACGTACAGACCGGGGGCGCCTTCTGGCCCAACGTCCATGATCGCATCGTCTTCGTCAATATGAAGCTGGCGCACGAACCAGTTGCCGTTCCAGTCGACCTCCGCGATGAGAGCCCCGTAGCTATGCTTTTGCTCGGCCAGGATCCCTGCGCGCTTCTGGATGTAGTTCCGTTGGGTGACGGTGCCGGTTGAGTAGTTGAACTTGGTCGCCTCATCCGCCATGGACGCGACGCTCTCCATCGCGATCTTGGAATGCGGGACGATATTCGACTTCCTGCCGTTGTAGTCCTCGAAGGCGGTCAGGGGGTGGCGGGTTGTCGGCAGGATATTCTGCTCTCCGCACCAGACCAGGCCGGGAGCCAGCTCGACGCTCTCATCCATGATATATGGCTCAGCTTCCGGCGCGTACCAGAGCTCAGACGTATCCCGGACGGCTTTGCCGCGCTTGACTGCTTTCGGTCCGTAGGCTCCGAGCTGGTAGGAGTAAGTTCCGATCAGCAGCTCGCACGAGCCGTTGTCCAGGTTGTCGAAGTAATCGACCAGGGCGAGCAGGTTGTTGAAGCCCGGATGGAGGTGGGTGTTGTTCTGAATGGAGGTGAGAATGTAGCGCTTGATGTGACCGCGTCGTGGCAGGCGCCTCTTGACGCTCTCGGCCATCTCGATCTTGCCATCGACGACCTTGCCGAGCCTGATGCCCAGACGCTGCTGAGCCGCGGTGAGCCGGTCGTTGTAGGTGGAGCGCTTCAGGTCCAGGGACCGAGCCGCTTCCGACACGTTGCCGCCGTGCTCGTAGTAGGCCTCCACGGCCTCGGTGAGTTGTTCGTCTGTGAGGGCCGCTTTTGGCATGTACTATTCTCCTATGCTACTGTCCGAGTATCATTCCTTTTAGCCCAAGCCACAAGGCCGCGCAGCCCCCTGTTACGATGACCCCGACCACTACTAGCAGGCCACGCTTCTGCATGGCCGCGGTGGCTTCACGCCACTCACGAAGGTGCTGGAAGTCTTTCTGCATCTCGATGGGGTTCTGGGAGTCGACGCCCAGCTTGAGCAGGGCGTCGTTCACGGCGTCTTCCATTAGGTCTTTGAGTTGTGCTTCGGTCAGCTGGACAACGCGGTCTTGCATTTACTCTTCCTCTTCCTGGGATTGATTGTCCTCGCCGCGATAGTATTGGAGACGCCATTGCGCCTCTTGGATCCAGCGCAGTAGCTCGGCCGTATTTGTTGAGAGGTCCTCGTAGTCTTCAGGAGAGAGCCCGAAGAATACCCAGTCGTCAGTGACCGGCAGCGTCTCGGGCGTCAGGACCTTCCACTCGATCTCGCGTGGCTCTTCGATCGGGGCCGGGTTTGGTAGGGGAGGGCGTTCGTCTGGCCGCTCAATCTCGACCGGCGCAGTCCTCACGCTCAGCACCGGTGGCACAGTGGAGCATCCGGCCAATGCGATCAGTGCCGTCATTGATGCGGTTCTCAATAAGCCCTGGCCGTTGCCGAGCCAGCTCCGTGAGATCATGTCTTGCAAATATGCCATTCAGCCTTCTCACCTCTGCACCAGCGTCAATAGCGACCTGCTGGAGTTCTTCGACCCTGGCCAGAAGATCATCCTGGCTGGTCTGCCACTCCTCGATCGCGTCCTGCTGGGCGTCGATTGTGTTGTTCTGCTCGTCGACCGCAGCCGTGAGCAGCTCATTATTCGTTTGTAACGTGGCGACGGTGTCAAGCAAGCCTGTGTAGTGACGATACGCCAGCCCGATCGTGGTGACGATCGCCAGCGCAGCCAGCCCGAAGACCATCGCTTTCCAATTCCCAAGTAAGAAGCCTATCATGCCTGTCTCCTATGCGTAACCCGTCACCGGTGGTTCATCATCATCTTCGCTTCCAGAGCGACGGCGCCTGCGTTCAGCGCGCAGTTCAGCGGCCCTAAGGTTCCGGCGTTGCTGCTCGGTGAGTTGCTCGCTCGGATGCCAGATGCGTTCGGCCGCCGATACCCCAAGGTAGCCAAGGATGACGGCGGTGAAGACGCCGAGCATGCCCGTGATTAGCGGCGCGGCTGTGGCAAGCGCCTCCGCGACCACCTGCCGGTCAGAGCTCAAAAGCAGGACGGACGTGATGATGATGCTGTTCGCCACGATAAGGGCGAAACTGATGCGGGCGTATCTCCGCCGCTCTAGGCGTCGACCGACGTCTAGCTCGTGCTTGGTTATCTGTTTCATGGGTAGAGGTTCCTAGGCAGCTCATAGTGAGGGCCATCAATGAATGCCGATCTGCCCTGGGCACGGCGCCGAGCCACGTAGTCCTCGACCAGCTGTCGAACAGGCGTCGAGGCGTATTCGCCGGAAGTGAATATCTTCCAGCACCCGCCCCACCTGATGTGGACGTTCAGCTCGTCGGCCGCCTGACGCACCGCCTCGGCGATACCATAGATCGGCTCCCATTCCCAACGAAGACGGCCGTTGATGTAGGGCACGAGATCAACCGCATGCCCCGTGATGTGCCGCGAATTCATGGTTCGGGATGCGCCGCGATCGACCAGCTCCTGCTGCTCAGCTCGAGTGCGAATACCATCGTGGACAGAGAAGTCCACGGGCGTGAGCTCAATCGCGCGCCGGACCACTGCGATGAGATCCGGATGGACGCCCTCGAGCTCGGTGCGGCTTCTGTTTCCTAGTATGTATGTCATCAGCTTATGCTCGACGGTATGACGTTGACCCTATCGATCCCCGCCTTAAGCGTCGCTCCTTCTGCTTCTGTCTGGATCGTCTCCACGACGATCTGGGTCATGCGAACTGCATCGCTGCCGCCCCCACCGGTTCCGACAACTTCCGCAATCATCTGGGTCAGGCGTATGGTCTGGGCGGTGCCCAAGCCTATATTGCCGCCGGTTATCGGGATCTCAGCAACGTGCTGGGTGACGCGAACTGTATCGACCATGCTACATCACCTCCACGCCGAATGCAGCCGTCGCGAAGCCTCCGGTCGTCCAGGCCACTGCAGAGTTGGGATCCTGGTGGAAGAACTCCTGGTAGAGGTCGTAGCCCGTGTGGTCGATTGCGTGCGTCGTACCGTTGCCCTCGGAGGCGCTCTGCTCAGACTTGAGCCGCATGCTCTTGGACCCGACGTCCGTGTTCCGTATGAGCGCGCTCACGATGACGCCCTCGATGGTCGTCGGAGAGGTGGTCATGGCCGCGAAGTCATAGAAGTCCTCATGGGTCGTCGTCGAGCTCTCCACGTACGAGGTGTCGCCGTCCGATGTGGTCTCGTCCACGTTCTCGTAGTTGGTCGTGCCGCCGCTCCGAGTGAAGGCCACCGCGCTGTCGCCATTCGGGTAGACGGTCTCGATGCGGTGCTGTCCGAGCTGGCCCGTGAACGTCGTGCCCTGATCGTCCCATACTATAAGGTCGTCGATCTCGCATCCGTTGGTGACCAGGTTCCGGCCCCGGATGTTGATGGTGTCGAAGTTCTGGAAGTCAGCCGCGGTCGTGGCCACGTTCGTGTCCATGGCCGTGTCGCTTATGTACTTCTTGCCATCGATCCACATCTCGATCGCGCCGGCCGTGCTGTCCCCCGATGTGAACCTCACCTCCACGTGGTGCCAGTTTCCGTCGTCCACCTCTTTCTTAGCGGTACGCAACGCTGTGGTGGAGCTGTCGTCGAACTCGGTCACATACAACTGGCTGTTCGAGTTGATGCCGATGCCCCAGTTGAGCGTGCCATCGCTCGTCGCGGTGAGCCTTATGATCTGGGTATCGAAGACCCCAGCTGCGCCGCGGAACCAGAAGGCGATGCGGATGGTGCTGCTCCCGATGGTGCCACCAGAGAACTGCTTGACGATCTCATCGCTGTCGTCATCGAATTGGATGTACTTACCATTGAACGGGCTGCCCGTGCCGAAGTAGGTTGCGCCGCTGTCGCTATCCCACCTATTGCTGCCGACGTAGTCCGCCGAGGCCGCGTAGGTGTCGAAGCCGTCTGCCAGGATTAGAGCCATCACATCACCTCAATTCCGAATTGCGCCGTGCCCACGCCGGCCGTGTTCCAGTCTGCTACGCTGTCCGGGTCCTGGGCGAAGAACTCATGGACAGCTTGATAATTCATACCCTCCAACGTCTGCGTGGCGCCGTCGCCCTCGCTAGCGCTCTGCCTGGACTTCAGCCTGAAGTCTTGGGTGCCGAAGTCCGGGACCCTGAGCACCGCCGTCACATATACACCGAATATCCCCGTCGGCGCCGTCGCCATGTCCGTGAACTCATAGAAGTCCTCGTGTCCGGTGGTGGAGCTCTCCACGTAGGTGCTGTCGCCGTCCGGCGACGCATCGTCTACCATGGCCGAGTTGTCGACCCCGGCCGATGGAGTGAACTGGTCTGCCGCGCCCTCCGCGGTTGGCGTCATGGCCTCCATGCGATGCTGGCCAAGCTCCCCAGTGAAGTCCGAGCCGCTGTCATCCCAGATGACCAGATCGTCTATGAGCCAGCCGTCTGCGGTCAAGTTACGCCCCGGAATAGTGAGTAGATCCAGCTTGGCGAAGTCTGCCGCAGTGACCGCATTATTCGTGTCAGTTCCAGTATTCTCGAACTCAGTAATCCCGTCGATTATGGCCTTGTAGGCCCCGTCGGTCCCGTCCCCTGCCTTGAAGTATATCTCGATGTGGTGCCACTGGTCATCGTCGATGTCAGTCGACCCTGTTACCTCCGTGGCTGGAAATAGGCTATCGTCGAAGGAAGACAGGGTCAGCCACAGGTCCGTCGTTGAGAACCCGAGGTTCCATGCCAAGAGCCCACCCTGGGTCGACCTGAGCTGCAGGAAGTCTCCCGCGAATATGCTGCCGCTCGCGATCTTGACCCAGAAGGCGATGCGGATCTCCACGCCGGATGGACTGGCGGGTAGTAACTTGAAGAGTGTGTCACTGTCGTCGTCGAACGACACACAGTTCCCGCCGAACGCTCCGCCGGTGGTCTCCAGTACCACGCCGGTATCGCCATCCCAACGTCCAGTGCTAAGCAGGTCAGCTGTGGCAGCATACCCGTCGAAGCTGTCTGCGTAGATCAGGGCCATCAGCGAAGCCCTCCGAGCGTGTACGAGACGTCGGCGATACTGTTCACGGTGCCCGGGGAGACGATGTCCACCCGGTCGCCGGCCGCGACGCTCACGTCCGAGGCGAAGATGAAGGTCGCCGTCGTGGCCGCGATCGCGAAGCGCATGGTGCCCTGGCTCACGCCGTTCACCTGGATGTCGAAGTCCGTCTGAGCCGACGGACCGGTGCCGGCATGTCCGGCACTATCAGATAGGCTCGTTGGTAGGGTGAAGGCCCGAGACGCCAGGAAACGCATGATGATGGTGTTCGTCCCAGGCACGCCGCCGGTGAAGCCGCCGAAGTCGTACGGCCGGTTGCCGATCGGGTTGATCGATGCCCAGACCTGTGCTGTGGATCCGATCGTGATTGTGCCCGTCGTCGACAGGAAGAATACCTGCGTGGCGTTCGCCGTGCCCTCCTCGATGTAGACTGCGGAGCCGGTCGTCAGGTCGCCGGTCACGTCCGCGTCTTCTGCTCTCGTCGGCGCCCCGGAGGCGTTGACCGTGTAGATGCCGTTCTCCGCGCCGGCCGCCTGGTCCTTGATGAGGATACGGTCTCCCGTAGACAGGACCACGCCGTCGATCGTGTCACCGTTCTCGAAGCTCGTGGCGAGCGTGCCGGCCGCGGTCGTCGCCACCCTCACGCTGTCGAGCCAGTCCACCACGTCGGTCGTCGTGACCGAGCTGGACAGGTCGAAGATGCCGTTCGTCGTCCCGTCGGTGTAGACGAGGACGGTCTGGTCGGGCTGCACCGTCACGGACCCAGAGCCCCGCTCGACGGTGAAGTCCTCCGTGTTGGTCGACGGTGAGCGGAATATGCTCATCTTCTTGGAGGCCGGGACGGTCACGCTCCGGCTCGCCACGGTGGCCGTCACCTCGTAGGCGAGGTTCTCTGTGTACTCGTCCGACGTCAGTGTCACATTGCCAGACGTCAAGTCCACAGAAAGGATCTCCGTCAGGGCGGCGTCGATCTCGCCGGCCTGGTCGTTGATCGTGGTCGTCTTGTCGGTCTGCGTCGCGGTCAGCTGCGTCAGCCCCAGGTTGTTGCTCATAGGTCTGTCCTCATGGTTATACTCCTACGTCTACCACACCGGTCACGCTCGGGAAGCCCCTGCCCACCTGGGCCGAGACCTGGTAGACCTTGAAGTGCAGGAACTGCTTGGTCCCCTCATCAATCTCGAGCGTCACAGTATCCATGGCGACGTTCAGTGCGGTGCCGTTGTTCCTTGTGCCGTGCAGCTCGACCCGGAGCTGCCGTGCGTTGTTCGGTGCCGTCCCGGTTGTGGTGATCTGCGTCCAGCTGCCGGAGGTCGGTGCGGTGTCCATGCCGCTGTCTGTCTGCAGCACATTGTCATCCGCATCTAGCCAGACCAGGTCGATCCGGCCCGTGTCCGTGTCCGTCGTGTCGCTGTTGATGTACACTCCGCCGCGGATCTGCAGATTGCCCTGGTCGATGATGTCCGCCATCACCGAGATGTCAATCGTCTGGTTCACCTCGACCGCAGCCTGATCGGTCGCCTCAGCGAAGGACATGTAGTTGTCCCCGTCCTGGGCGCCGATTATGCTGCCGTCAGCTCCGGTGAGGATCGCCACGGCGCTCGAGCCGGTCTCCACGGTCCAGCCGGCGAAAGCTCCGCCCGCATTCGTGGTCAGCGTCTCGAAGCTGGCGTTCGTGAGCAGGTTCGCCGTCTCATCCTGGAAGCCTGTCCAGGAGGAGCTGTCCGTCGTCTGGTCGCCGGATGAATAGGTCGCCGCGTTCGACGCCAAACCGGTATAGGTACGAACCAGCGTTCCACCTGGTGTGTATATTTCGATCTCGTACTCCTCACTGTCCTCGGCCAGGGGCACGTCGTCCGTGCCATCTACCAGACCGAAGCCGCCGATGCGTGTCTGCCGCACCCACTCCAGGACCACGTCGGATCCCCAGGTGCCCGAGGTCAGATCGAGCTGCACAGGACGGTAGGGCATGAGATCTCGGCCCGGTGAGGCCTTGGAGGTATTGTCCGCGTCCTCAAACATGGTGCCGGACGTGACGGCCCGATAGTACAGGGTCGTGTCCACCTCGGCCAGGGAGAGGTTGACCTGATCCGCGGGCGCATCTTCTAGCAGGAGGAATATATCTCCCACCGCGTGGATGCCCGTGAAGCTCTCTGTGCCTCTGCGTCCCCGCAGCAGGACGGACAGGGTGTAGGACCCGTCCGTATTGAGGCTAGCCGTCTGGAACTGGAAGATCTCCACCCGTCCGTCGGCCGAGATGATCGCGGCGGCGTTGCCGCCGTTGAGCATCTCTGTGCTGGTGATGCTGTCGAGGCCTGCGTCCGTATTCGTGCTGAGGAACACGGTGACGGTGTTGGTATTGTCGGTCTGGTACGGGAGGTCCGTGTCGCCGAGAGCGGTTGAGCAGGTGCCCCAGGTCATCTCTGCGACGTTCGATCCTGCTTCATCCCATGAGACGTTGTCACTGGACCGGAAGAGGGTCGCGGCGTTCCAGCCCGGTTGGCCATACCCGCCCATGAAGGTATAGACCTTTGAGTTGACGCGGCTCACGTCGTGGCTATCCCGCAGCAGAGGGCTGCAGAGCACGATCAGCTTCGTCGTCAGCTCGGACAGGAATTCCTGTACCAGCGGGCCGGTGCCACTATCTCCTGTGACCGTAGAGGTGTACTGCGCGGCATCTTCAGCCAGCGCTGAGAGGTCCATGGCGAAGTCAAGCCCAATGTCCGTCTGCGTCAGCCGCACCCGATAGACAGTCCCGCTATCCAGCGTTATTGTGACCACGTCATTCGGATCAAGGGAGATAAATTCCCACGACAGACGCGATGCGATCGAGACACGCTCCGTCCAGGAGGAGATGAGCGCCTTCTCCACAGTCTGCTTCGCGGTATCGCTGTCAAGAACGATAGGAACTGGCAGGTTGATCGCGTTATCAGAGTATGAGGTCTGGAAGGCCGATGGACCGACGACCCGCTGTGAACTGTGCGCCTGCTGCTGGTAGTCGTTCTCCGACGACATATAGGTGAGCGTGAACCGACGAGGCAGCTCCACTTCCTGGATGCGGATCTCACGGATGAACTCCCCCGTCTCGTTATCGATCGCAGCCAGATCGTCCTGCACGATACTCGCCGATGAGGACTTGCCATCACGGAGAGTGAACTTCAGGGTGTAGTCACTCTCCACGCCGTCAAAGAAGTATATGGACGCGAGCTGCTCGATCGCCGAACGCGCGGTGACTTGCCGGCCGATCGTATATCCTGGCACGGTGAGAGCCGCCAGCTCCGTCACGTCAATGTCAGACGCGGCTAGTCCCACCTCGGCGCAGATGTCGGTCACGACGTCAGACAGGGCGTCGCCCTGGCCATCTCCCCGGAAGAAGAGCCACTTGACTATATCACTGGGAGCGTCATAGCCGATGAAGGTATTCGTCTTACCGTCCCACCAGCCTGCTCCAGAGGAGGTATAGCCTCTAGTCCAGTCTGAGGCCGTGAATACGATCTCGCCGTCAGACGTGCGGAGCGCGAAGCTGTCAACGCCCGACATCTGACCATAGGTACCGTTCACGATCCGCCCGTGGTTCCAGCCCATTATACTATTGCGTATTGGGACCCCCGTATCGGTGATCTCGGTACGCCAGAGGATCGACCCGTCGGACGGGTCGATCTTCAGCATCCAGTACTCATTGAGATCGCTGCCGGCCTGGGCCTGGATCATGATTGTGTCGTCGGTCTCGTCGTAGATCGGGCCGAGGCAGTTGCCAAGCTCCACCTCTCCCGGGATTATATCATTCGGTGAGAGGGTGACCACGTTTGCCGCGGAGGTGCCAGTGAAGGTGAGGGAATTCGCATCATACGTGGCCCCATTGTTCACCGTGAGCTTGAAGATCCGGACGTCACCGGTCTCTAGAGTGGCGTAGCGCGGCCCCACCATGACGTACGCCTCACCGAAGGTGGTACCAGTCGCGCCAGCACACGTGCCTTTGACCCGGCTCTCAGATATGGTGAAGCCTGCTGTCTCGTTGTCCCAGACGTAGTTCATCTGACCATTCGTGACATCCAGTAGGCCAACGGAATTGAACAGTGAGCCATGCAGGTAGTACACCTGACCACCTCCCGTCTTAACCCAACTACACTTGCCGAGGTGGCTGGCGGCCTCAAACCCTGTCGGGCTCGTGCCCAGGTCATTGCTTGCGACCCCGAAGGTGCCGACAGGCTGCAGTGAGTTCGGGTCGACGGCGATGAGTGGCTGAGTATTACCCCCAGTCGTGCTGAAGATGACATAGCCATTCGGCATGACTGCCTCAAGCCCGAGATTGGACACTGGATTGCCATTTGTGTCATTCGTCAGTTGAGACTGACGGTCCTCCGCCATCGTGCGGATATTGAACCGGCGGATGATGAAGTCACCCTGGTCGACGCCATAGAACACGCCGCGCGCGAAGTCGGGCAGTAGTTCGTCATTCTGGTAGCTATCTGCTATGCCTCCCTCGCCGGTCGTGTAGAAGTCCGCGACCGTCTCGTTCCTGGCCACGCTCTGGTTGAATGTGATCTCCGCCGTGATGTTCGGAATGCGATTGCCGAAGTCCTTCAGAGGCAGGCGCTCGAAGACGATATAGCATAGCCCACGGTGGGCAGGTGTCTCACTCGCGCCCTTGTCCGCCAGGATCAAGCTGTCAGGGGTCTGCGTCTCGCTGCCGCTGTAGAAGCGGAACTTGAGGTCTATCTTCTGAATGTCATCGGACGTGCCGGTCTTGTCATAGATCAGTTTGCCGTCAGCCCACATGCGCAAGACGTCATCCGCTGGCCCCTCTGCGAAGGCCATGGCAAAGGTCCCGAAATACTCATAGGTGATGGTCGTCTGCGTGGCTCCGCCACCGCCCTTGCCACCCGAGCTCTGCTTGTCGACGTTCTTAACTTCCTCGATGCCTGTGGACCATATCATATTCGCCGACATGCGGATGGTCCCGTAGCCTTTTGGAATAGCTGCCCCGTAAGCAGAAGAGGTGACCGTGAGGTCACCTAGCCTGGGGCCTTCGACGGTTACGTCAGGCCCAGATGGTGGAAACAGAATGCCACCAACAGCAGAGCCGATCAGCCAGCCGAGCTGCGGTGCCCCGAATAGGGCGCCGATGCCGGCTCCGACGACTGAGAGCGCAAGTCTAGCCATCGTCTAATCCTTCAAATTTGAATGCAGCCACGCGGCGTGCTATCCAGTCACCGTCTGCCAGCGCTTCTTCCACCACCTTACGGTGAGGAGCGTGCGCGTGTATCATTGTCATCTCTTGATCCTTCCAGCCGAGGATCACAGAATGGCACGGAAACTGAGCATCGCGAAACAGCATAACGTCCCCGGGACGGGCCTCGGGCAGCGGGATCCGCTTCATGTTCATCTGAAAATGGTGCAAGAAGGCGTGTCCAGACGTACGGCGCTGGTAGTCTGCGGTGTCGTAGTCGATCAGCTTGAGCTCGTTGCCCACCACGATGACGAGGCCGGCGCAGTCGATACCATTCCGGCCGCGACCCTGGTGGAGCCAGCGCACGCCCAGGTATGAGCGGGCCAGTTCTATGATGTCATCCCGATTTGGCATCTGGGTACCTCGTGAGCTCGTCCTGGCCGGGAATATGTGGCTCCCCGCGGAAGTTTCGTATGTTGCCCCGGCTGGTCGGGAAGTTGGTGCTGTCTGCGGCCAAGCCGAACTTGGTGGCACACGTTGGCGCCCGCTTATCGCAGCCGGGGTATAATGCCACCTTGTCACCGGCCGCGACCGTGAACGGAGAGGCCAGGAACAGGGTGATCTCCCTGGTCGAGTTGGTCCAGTCTCGGACCTCAATACTCTTGCCAGCGTTTAGCCCGCTGTCGAACCTCAGGGCGCCACCGTTGAACCAGTCGTCGGTCGCCCTGCTCTCGTCGAAGCCCACCGTCAGAGTGAAGGTCTTCTGGTCCGTGACAGTATCCACCTCGCCGTGGCGTGTCCAGGCTTGACGGGCGACCCAGATGACTGGATCCACGCCGCCTGATAATGTCGCCCCGGACCAGTTTCCGTTAGAACTCTCAGAGACGGCGATCAGATTGCCGGCCACGCCGACGGTGAGCGCCGTCACGGTGACCGTGTCGCTGTCTGCCTTAGCCGCTGAGACGTCCGTATTCGCGGTCGTGCCTGTTCCGTATGTGGTTCCCTCATTTACGGCATTGTCATTGATCGCGTCGACCAGGTTGTCCAGCGTGTCAGAGGCTGTCCCGCCGATCAGCACGTCGAAAGCGGAGGCCAGCGAGGTCACGAAGGTATAGACTTGTCCCTCGATCGTCAGCGTCTGGCCATTCGTATTATTGGATGGCAGATTGTAGTCCTGGTCCGCGGCAGTTCCACCATCCTGGGTGGTGTTGCCCTCGGTCGTATCGAAAGACGGAGCTGACGCGGCCGAGGTTCCGGCCTGGGTCGCCTCATAGATGCGGTTCTCATAATCGCTCTGAGTGCCGTCTGGTGCGCCGGCAGTCACTATCTTGATGATGTCGCCAGCGGAATAGGTTGTGCTATCTTGGCGGAGAGCAGGATCGACCGGTACTGTGCATCGGCTGTCTCCCAGGTCAGCTCTGCATTCTGGCTGGTAGACCTCACCCATACGTTGTGAGAGAGCCTGACTAAGGCCACGCAGTTCAGCGCGGAAGATACCCTGCTCGGTCACGGTGACCTCTCCGATCCAGCCGCGTCTCATCTTGATGTCGCTCGCCGTGAGGTCGGCCCAGTTGACGACGAAGATCCGGATCTCAGCATAGTCGAACAGGCCGGCGCGTAGGTCGTCGACCGTGATCTCGGCGCTGTCCAGGATGCCCTCCAGGTTCAGATTGTCCACCGACAGCGAGCTGTCGTTCTGGATGGCCGTCCTGGTGTATCCGGTGTCCGCCTTATAGGTATCGCCATCGAAGTCGATGTCACCGTCATGATCGGTGAAGTGGAACTCCGTCCCGTCGGTACGGGTGACACGCCAGCACGTGGCCAGAGAGGTCGTCTCTCCCGCCAAGTGGGTGTCCATTGTTCCTGTGGTTGTTTTTGGCATTGGACCCTCCTATATGGCCGTGAGGGTCTCGCGCACCTCGACGACGGGGATCTGTGGTAGACTGTAATTGCCGGACCAGAAGGCCCGCATGTCTAGCTTGTCCACGTTGAAGCGTACGGGGACGTCAAACTCGCAGATAATGCCAACGCTCTCGGCTGCCACAGGAGGGGTCACAAAAGTGACGACCCCCGTGGAAGTATCTACCGAGACACCTCCGCCCTGGAGCACGCCGTCGATATAGATCTCAACCGTACCAGAGATTGGTCGCGTGATCGGGCGGTTAAAGGTCTGGCTTCCTGATGTGTAGCGCCGGACAATCTGGAACTGGGTCTCGGCGTCGTCACCGATGCCGATCTCCTGGGGAGTGCTCGTATCGCTGTCCCCGATCTCGAAGTCAGTCCAGTCCTTGAAGCGGAAAGAGTGGGCTCGTCCCTGGCGTGCATAGAAGAAGGCGAGGACCTCCTCGGCATCCGCCTTGTCCCGGAGACCGTATCCTATGTCCCAGGAGCCCTTGGTGTATTCCCAGTCAATGTTGCGCTTCTCAAAACCCGAAGACAAGCCCAGCACGGTCGTCTTGAACTCTGGACCGCCCTGCGCTCCGCGCTCGATCTCTGCGCTCAGCTGTACGTCGTGGAATGCCATACCTTATCCTGTCTATGCGTTTCGTCGCCCTGCACGTGACAGCTGAGCCTGAACCCTTGCGAGGATCTGATCTTGAGACCTCTGGAAGCTGTCTGCGTCTGGCGTCTGAATGTTCATAATTACCTGAATTGGACGACCTCCGCCACCATTAGGTGAGATGTCGACAGTCTCGCCGCGTGATACGCGAGCAATCGGCTTGCCATTGATGCTCATGACATTGTTGTCCACCCCGCCGCGGCCGCCGATGTCAAATGACCCGCCATTCGCGAAGCCGAACAGGCCGCCGATGCCCGAGACGATAGAGCCGAAGATATTACCGAAGCCAGCACCTCCGCCGCCTCCGCCGCCACCGCCGAAGATGCTACCGAAGATGCCCGCGATCTGATCGCTGACGCCCTGCGCGGCGAGCCGGTTCAGGTCTCGCAGGATGCTGTTCGTGAAGTCGGTGAAGCTGAACTTGCCGGTATTCGCGAACTCTTCCAGGGTGCTCGTGAGATTATCGAAGACCGCGCCGAGGCTGTCCTCGATGAAGTCAGCCGAGGTCTGCGCTTCCGCCGCAACTGTGCGGAAGAACCGCTCCAGACCGGCGCCAGCAGTCGTCTCGAACTCCAGGGCCTGGAGCCGCAGCTCGTTGAGCACCTCGTTGTACTCTTCAAGCTCAATTTTGCCGCTCTCGTACAGAGCTTCCAGCGCGCGTAGGTCTGCCTCCATCTCCTGGGCGGGTCCACGGATGGCGTCGAACAGATCAGACTGGCGCTGCAGCTCCTCGTTGTGTAGGATCAGCGCCTCAACCTGAGCACGTTCTGCTTCCGTGAGCTCCCTCTCGAGGTCTGCTTCAAATGCGAGCAGGGCCTGTCGGCGCTCACGTTCGGTCGTATTTAGCTGCAGCAGTTCGTTCTCCAGCTCAAGATTGGCCAGGAGGTCTTGGAATGCTGTATCGGCCGCTCCTCCCGCGGCTCCGGCTGGGGCAACTCCCAGGCCGGCACGCGCGGCTTCAAGAGCGGCCAGCTCCTCGGCCTCTTGGGCCACTCGGGCTTGCGCGCGCTCCTCGGCCTCGGTCGCAATATCAGCGACCAGGTTCTGGGCCAACGCCTGATCGAAGCCACGAGCAAAGCCCTCTGTGGCCGCGCGGCCGACATTCGCCGCAGCACCTTCGAATGGGTTCTCGAGCTGAGGTATGACCCCGTCCAGAGTGGTGATCGCGACCCCTGGGATCCGGTTCAGCGCCTGGATGATGCCGTTGATGAAGCGCTCCACGTTCCTTAGAACGAAGTTCAAGCCGGAGATGATGATGTCGCCGATCACGCGCGGGAAGTCGTCCCAGATAGCCTTGACGGCGTCGAAGCCTCCGGTGAATACGCCGATTAGGGCGTCAACTGCGCGGGCGCCCGCATTCACGAAGTCCATGAAGGTGAAGTCATCTATCGTATTTTGGAAGCCAGTGAACAGGCCGACCACGAAGTTCACGCCGATCTGGATGGCATCCCAGAGGCGGAAGAAGGCGACGATCATGAAGTCCAGAGCGGTGGCAGCTCCGGTGCCCGTGAGTGAGAGCTGATCGCCAAATGCGATGAGAGCCCCAGTCGCCAGGACGATGGCCGTGGCTATGGCTCCGATTGGGTTGAGCGCGATGGCAATGGCCAGCTTTGCTAAGCCGGCGATGGCGGCTGGAACAGCCCTAGCTGCAAATTGAATACCAAGGGCAATAGCGAGAGCTCCGACCGCACGGATGACCGTCTCGAGATTTTCGCTCAGGAACAGGATGGCCCTGGATAGGGCTTGGCTTACTCCGCTGGCGCTGTCAAAGGCACCGACGAGGCCGATTGCATTGTTCCGCAGGACCTGCAGGCTCTGACTGATAGTCGGGATGGTCTCGCCGAAGCGCTCCGCCAGCTCCTCCCTGGCTTCTGCGAAGGCATTGAGCACGATGTCGGCCGTGATGGCCCCTTCAGCGCCCATCTCTCGTAGAGCGCCCCGCGTGATACCCATGCTCTCGGCAATGACGTCGGCCACAACTGGCAGCTGCTCGAGCACCGATCGCAGCTCATCACCGCGAAGTGCGCCAGAAGCGAGGCCCTGTGACAACTGGATGAGACCGGCCTGAGCCTCCTGGGCAGAGGCACCGGATAGGATCACGGCCTGGTTGAGGCTTTCAGTGAAGGCGAGCGTCTGCCCCTGGCTGATGCCCAATTCGCGTGTGGCGAGACCCACCCGAGCATATACCTCCGCGGTGGCCTCGAAGCTACTACGCGTTCGGTTCGAGATCTCGAAGAGCTCGTCTGTGACCAGAGCGAGCTCCTGCGTGCCGTCGGTGACAGTCCGCAATCTGTTCTGAATGTTCGTGAAGGTATCGGCCAGCTCAACCAACCCGCGGATGCCGATACTGAGGCCCGCAAAAGCGAAGGCCCCGGCAATAAGGTTCCGCACCCGATCAGCACTGTTGCCGATCCGGTTGAGTTGTCGCTCGACCTGTCTCCCCCCTCGCTGTGATCCCGTCGGGTCGATGATAACGCGAATGCGAAAATCGGCCACTGGACGCTGCTACCTTTTCTGTCCTTTTTCCGTCGTATCCGTAGATGGCGGAGTATTGTGCTTACGTTTGCGCTCAGCCTCCTTGTCCTGCCATTCTACGTACTTTGCGTCCATGGCTCGGATAATAGAAACGAATATGGCTATCATGTCGCCGTCGAGACCAGCGGTACGCCCATATTCGACGATCTTAGACCAAGGAATTGCACCTAAGCCCATTCCGACTTGGCGCTCTGTATTAAGCTCGAAAAAGGCCTGGATGTAGAATTCATCTCCAGGCAGGATGAGCGGTTCGTCAAGGTACCAGTCCGGGAGCGGTCGGCCACGGCGGATGTCGTTCTCTATTCGGAACTCTTCCTTCTGGTACCTGAGCTCCCAGACTAGCCGCTCACTTAGTTTTTTCCCGTTTGGACCACATCGACGTTGGGGCCAGAGACGAAGTTCTCAGGCTTGCCACAGAAGTTGCGAAGGTCATCGAACAGCCAGCCTGGTAGGGCGTTGAGGAAGTCCGCACAGTTCTCGCGAGAGAACTCGACTTCGGATCCGTCCGCGTCAAGCATGTCTTTCCAGCCCTGGATGATATGGGCCGGGTAGAGTGCGCGATCTTCCTCGCGGTTCTCCTGGATCATCCCAGCGTTGATCTTGCCTGCTGCGACCTGACGGGCAGATCGGCCGGCGCGTTTGAGAAGGGCATTGAAATATGCCTTGTTCGCCTCGGTTGCCGGGGCGACGATGATGGTCGGGCTGACGCCATTGACCTCAATGCTGTGAAGGGTGAACTCGGCCGTACGATCTTTGGTCACGTCGAGCTGTTCAAGGTGGCTGAAATCAACCATAGTTTCTGTCTCCTGTCAATTATCTGACCCTGAGTGGGTCAAAAAAGAATGCCGCGGGGTTGCCCCCGCGGCAGCCGTCATTCTTAGGACGGTACGCTCGGGAAGATACTGATCCCGAGAGATGTGTCCAGGGTCTCATCCTTGAAGGCCTGACAGGCCACGTTGATGAGGACGCTCTCGTTCACCGGGAATTCCCGTGAACCGTCGCCCATGGTCATGCTCGGGATGTCCACGGCGATCGCTCCGTCGTCGTTATTGATAACGAAGTCCATCGAGACGGTCGTATTCGCCCGGATCCGGTCGATCACAAGACCCTCTGTGAAGATGAGCTGAGCCGTCAGGTCAACGTCGAAGTTGCCTGTGTTCATGAACGCGGCGCCGAGGGTGCCGAGCACCTTCTCCGGGCTCACATTGTTATTGATGGTCAGCGTGAGCGATTTGAAGTAGGTCGACAGGCCGGTCTCATCCGTGTCCTGGATGCGCAAGCGGGCGATGTCTGCCGTCGTATTATAGGCATCGGTCGCATTCGGATTTTCTGCGCTGTCCGCGCCAGTTTTCCGCGAGCCTGCCACGACAGGGTCCTCCGTATCCGTACCGATGAAGCCGAAGGATACTCCGGCCTTGTCGGTCAACGGTAGTTCGAAGGAGACTGTGTTGCAGTAGTTGCCCAACGCATACTGGTACTCGTCATTCGGGTCGTCCAGGTTCGGGAAGGAGCCCTCAAACTGGAATGACCGCTCCAGATACTCTGAGGAGGTCGTCGCGACATTGCGGATGAAATTGCCGAACATAAGGTCCAGGGTGGCTGGTGACGTTGGCCCTGCAACCTGCAGGGTGCTGTCTACCTTGTCACAGGTCAGCACGGTTGCCGAGATGGCAGTGATCCGCGCATAGCCGTAGGTGTCGTTCGCCACGCTATCCTGCAGGGCATTTTGCACATTGCCTGAGGCGTCTGCCGAACCGACATGGATCATCTGGCCAACCGTCAGGAAGCCAAAGCTCGTCCAGTCGAAGCCCACGATACCTGCTCCAACTGTGATCGTCAGGGTCGTACCTGAATATGCGACAGTGACATCAGTCGCACCGTCCAGGAAGCGGAAGCCTGCCAGCTCGACCTGGGCATCTGCCGGAGGTGTCTCGTCGGCCACGGAAGTCGATACGCCGATCTCAGTGGCCGCCGTGGCCACGTCAACGTCAACCTGCTTGAGACCGTTGTTTCCTGCTGTGGAGAAGCCCCGCGCATAAATCAGCGAGGCGTACTCGCCGGTGCTGAATTCGAGCTTGCTCGCCGCTGCAGCGGTCAAAGCTGAGACGTCGTATTCGTCATTCGTGCCGTCCACATTGGTCACGCTGTGCGTCGCATCGGAATTCGTACCGGTAGAGAACACGAAGCCTTCGATGAAGTCCCGGAAAGCCGAGAGCGTGAGGTCATGCTCAAACTCGATCGCGCTGTCGAGGTCGGCCACCGTGCCCTTCCGACGTTGCCGGTCGGGGCTGATAGGATTACGCGCGACGGTGCTGATGGTGGCACCGAAGGTGTTGATGGCGTTCGGCTCAAGGAGGAACCAGCTGGTCCCTGCTACGCCGAGCGCGGTCTCAATGGTGTAGGACAATCCTACGTTGTTTGTTAGGACGCGGCCCATGCTGCTTATCCTCCTTATTTGATCTCGAAGTAGTCGAACTCAGCTTCAACCACGGTTTGGTACCAATTCCCGTCGGGACCTGTCTCTCGGATGACTGCGGCGAAGAGGTCTACGCCCGTCAAGCTAATACCCTCAAGGACATCGACCACTTCCTGAGCCAGTGTGTCGGACCTTTGTACGCCGGTATTGGCCTCCGTGTATACCTGCACCAGGACGGATCCACGGGACTGGAAACGTCTGTTTCCCACGCCTCCGAAGCTCTCCTGGGCTCGGTTGGTATTTCGGACGACGATCCGGACCCACTCGGTCAGGCCTCCGGTCTCGAACTCTTCGTTGTCCGTGGCGATGGCGCTCGTGCCCGTGAAGTTGGTCACGAACTGTGCCAGGATGGCTTCTTTGGCCTCATTGATCGTCGTCATTTTAATCCTCGAATGTCCTGCGTCACCGCCTTATTGATCGCGGCTTGTACAAATGCCGCTGGCGCTTGGCTTGAAGAGCCCTCATTCAACCGAACGATATAGGGCACGTTGTTTGAGATGAACACGCTGCCCATCCGCAACTTGTAGCTCGCCGCTACCCCAGCCAGTGCTCCCTGCTGCCTCGCGCCTGCTGCTGAGGCACTCTGTTCAGTCGGAGAGGCCTGTGATAGATCCTCTTCCACTGGCAGCCCTATAGATGGGACCCAGTTGGCCCGCGCCCAGCCCGTATCAACGGGCGTAGTTCCAATCAGGTTCGCCGTGACATCCAGCGTGATCTTCTTTATGGCACGCTCAGTCAGCTGGGTCAAGCCACGAACAATCGCTCTCACTTGTGGGTCGGCCATTGGCTAGACCCTCCCTTCTAGCGGGCGGTCACAAGTGAAAAAGGGACTGGGACCACCCGTCTGGTTGGCGCCCAGTCCCTCTGTGTTGGTACTACTGTTGGAGATCTTCATCATCGGACGCATCTTCGTCCTCAGATGTGGCGTCACCGTCCAACCAATCGTCCTCATCAGGCTCGGCGTCATCGGCAACCTCGGATGCTTCCGCATCCTCGCTGCCGGCGTCGTCATCTACTTCCTCGAAGCCTTCGGCATCCTGGTCGTCGTCCTGACCTTCTTCCTCGTCCGAGGCATCCTGGTCGTCCTGGTCGTCATCCTCAGATGCGTCTGCGGCTGCGTCCTTGATGGCTTCAAGCAGCTCGTCGAGCGCCTTCTTGCCATTGGCCTTATGCTCATCGCCGTCCTGATCTGTGACCAGGAACCACGAGCCTTTTCCTCGCTCGACGCTCACGCCTTCTGGTAGCTCCAGCTCGAGGTCCAGGGGTTCCTGTTCCTTCGGCTTCTCGGGCTGACCAGTGATAACGTTCGGAGGCTCGAAGTCGCGCAGTTCAATGACGCGGCTCTCCCAGAACCTGCGGAGCTTGGTAGGCGATGCTGTCAAGGCCTCTGGGACTTCTGCCCCGACCTCGGTCATCTCGCCTGCGTATCTGATGGAACGACGCCATACGAAAGTGGAGTCCTTGTTGAACCGCTGTTTCCAGTGACGGAGGCGGCGGATGCGCCTTGAGGGATTGCGTGGCTGCGCCATGTGTTCGTCCTTTCTTGGAAGGGAGGTGGAGGGCCCCGCCGGGCCCTCCACGCGCTTTAGTCTAGGTGGTCAGCGTCCTACTGGACGATGCCGCCGAAGAAGTAGCCGAGGTCGGCTGCGATGAGCTTCTGGTCGTAGCTCATGTCGATCTCGATGCGATCGCTCTCAAGCTCGTCCATGCGGAAGCGCTTGATGCGCATGCCGTCGTTACCGGATCCCACTCGGCCGGTCCAGCTGAAGGTGTAGCCGGCTGACGGGGTCAGCAGACCAGGGCTGGCTGGCTTGTAGGACAGGAGGCCATTCTTGCCACCGATGAAGCTGTGGGAGGCCGTCTGGCCCTGCTTCGCGGTGTTGCGGATGGCGTCCATGACGAGGACCTCATCGAGCTCGAAGAGCGCGGCGAGAGCCTGCCGGTTGACGAGTGCCGGACCAGTGGTCTGGCCGTTGTCGAGACGACCGACGATGTCGGGGTGATCGAGCAGTGCGTCGAACACCTCGCGGCCGAGGGTCAGCGTGTTAGGCCGGAAGCCCGTCTCTTCCTGAACGAAGCGCTTGCCCTGACGGACGTCTTCGATCGGGGTTGAGGAGCTGTCGTCCCAGTAGACCTTGTCGTTGTTCGATGCGTTGGTCGGATCGAACGAGCCCGCGGCGGTGGCAGTGGCTGCTCCGTCCACGTCGAAGGTCCAGGTGTCACCAGGAGCGCCTGCCGTGAAGTAGGTCGACGCCCAGGTAACCTCGCGCTTGATGAGGCCTTTGTGCGTGACGTACTCCGTGGCCTCACGATCGAGGTCGATGGGGTCGTCGGCGTTATCACGAACCTCGTCGGGCACGTCCTTGTGATAGGCGCGCGTCCGGGCGAGGTAGGTGTCGTTGCTGATCTCGTACGATCCGCCGGCGGACTCCGTACCAGGAGACCGTTCCTTCATCTCGTCGCGGTTGAATTCTCCGCGATCATAGGTGAAGTAGGCGTCCGACTTCTTGGCGACCGGGATGTTCGGGAACACCCGGCTGGCCACGAACGCGTCTGCATCCTGCAGGAACGCGATCGAAACGTTGGTCAGCGGCGTATTGACGTGAACGTCGGACCGTGACGGTTGAGTGTAGGGCATGTTGTTGTCCTCCTATTAAGGGTTGGCCCGACGATTAAGCCGCGTCGTTCGAACGGTAGATCCGAGCAGCGAGGAACTCGAAGACGTCTCCGTCCACCGCGCTCTCAAGTGCGATGCCGAAGCCTACTTCTGTGTCCGCCATGTCGCTCGGGTTCTGACCGCGGAAGCGGCGCGACCCGAGGTGGCATCCGGAATGAGGATGTCACCCGCGGTGATGGTGCCCCCGGCCTTACAGGCCAGGATGCCTCCCGCGTCGATCAGTGCGACGGGGACAGAGTCCGTGCCGTCGACAGTGGTGCGACCAGGATCTTCAGCGAGCACGCCGACGACAACCTCATCCGCAACACCCGTAGTGGCTGTGGGCTTGACGACCCGGCCACTCGCGTTGATGATGAGCAGCTCGTACACGTCGCCGTTCAGGTCTTCACCTACGGTCAGGTCGACCGCGGTGGAGTTGTTGATTGAAGCCATGAGTATGTTCTCCTTCGTTGCTTCAGGTGGTCCAGGCGGTCAGCCTAGTTGACTGACTTGGCGTACGCTTGCCGGCCTTCCGGGGTCTGCAAGACCGCGGAGTATGCCTTCTCGTACGACACGTCGTGCTTCTCCTGGTGGGCCTTAGCGAGGCCTTCCAAGGTGCTCTCGTTGTCACCAACGACCGGCGCATTGCGATGGCCCATGGTGTCGAACGCCTTGCTCATGGCATCACTGCCAGCTTTGAGGGCCGCACGAGCAGCTTCACGCTGCGTCTCGTCCTCGATGGCTTCGACCGCCTTGAGCATGGCTGCACGCTCCTGGACGGTGCCAGGGAGGTGTGCCAGTTCGCTTTCGGCGCGCTTCTCGAGGTCGGCAGTTTCCTGCCGCTCGACAAGAGCTTCGTTCTGCTTGCGCAGAGCGTCGTTGGACTTGGCCATCGCGATGAAGGCTTCGCCCGCTGACTTGCGGAGCTCGATGCCGTCCATGGTCGTGTAGGCCACGGGATCGGCGTCCTGAGCGGCCTTGGCAATATCGTCGACGATCGTCTTACGCTCGTCCGCGGACTTGGCCAGGAACTCGTCCTGCGCGTCACCCTCGAGCGAGTTAAAGTGGGACTTCTCCGCGTCGCTCAGCTGAGCAACGGAATTAGCCCGATCAAGCTGCGCTTGCAACTCTGCGACCGTCGGTTCGCCGTCGGCCTTTTGGGTCTTGTCGGTCATGTTAAGGTCTCCTTCAGTTCCGACTGTGCCGGTATCCCCGGCGGTCTGGTTGCTCGCCTCTTCTTCAGAGAGGCCGGCGAGCTCGTCGTCCTCCCCCGCCTTGCTCAGCACCGCGACCTGGTGGGTGTGTGCCACCCCGTCGCTGCCCTTCGCTTGGCCAATAACTAGCGCGCCCGAAGCTGCGCGGATCCATGGGTGTGAGTGCCCGTCCGCCCAACTCGTCTCGCCCGAGTTCATCTCGACCCCGTCCGGGGGACCATTCAGCGCAACGAGGTGCGTGTGGTCCCTGTCACTCGTGGTCAGTGCTGAACCCTTGGCGAGCTCTTCTGTCTGGGAAGTATCAGCGTCGTCGTGTCGCTTCATGATGAGCGCCAGAGCAGGCTGTTGGGCCGGCACGTCGACACCGCTGATCTCATTGATCTTCAATGCCCGCATGATGCGCCGCTTACCGCCCTTGTTGATGCCAGCGTTGTTGGTCATTCTTCAATCTCCTCGTCCTCGAGGCGTAGTCCGCCGATCGAGAAGCCCGTGAGCTCTCCCAGTTGGAAGCGCTTGAGCATGTCCTCGTCGGGGCGCATGGCGATCATGAGCCCGGTGACCCGCGTCTCGATGCCGAAAGCCTTGGCTATTTCATCCGTGAGTGGAAACGCGAAGACCACGGACCCGGCCTTGATGGCCTTGCCGTCATCATCGCGTTCGTGCATGTGCCCAGCCACTTGGCTGTGCTCCATGAAGTCCAGGGCCGCCTTGAGCATGCTGTCCTCCGGGATGTGATCTCCCTGGAGGTCGAAATAGGGCTCGCCGTCCACCTTGCAGACAATCGCGTGCCCCATGACGAGGCCTAGGCTGTCGTCTATCTTGACGACCTCTGCCCGTACCTCGAAGTTCTCTTCGGTCATGTCTGCTCCTTTCCGTGCCCGGCTCATGCAGAAGGCTAGGCGCTGCTC